TATTGAGAACCACTAAATCCTAATGCTTTCGTAAATTTTCTTGATATTTCAAATGACGGTCGTTTGTCAACATTATCCATTCCACCGTATTCTCTTACTCGTAATATTGAACTTGGAATACCATAACAATTTATTATACCTTTTAATGCACCAATAGTACCTTTAGATTTTAACAAATATGGCATACTTCCTATTAATCTCTTAGTTATTTCTTTTGAAATGTCTCCTTCGGGTGGTGATGATAGTGAACCAGAAGTATAAAGTGAATATGTTGTACCACTTAATTTTTGACCAAAACCAAATCTACTTAATTCTATTAAATCTTTTCCATCTTGTATATCCCACCCAAGAGATTTAGCTAGATTAAAAATTAAATCATTTGAAAAACCTTTACTTAAATCGTTTTGTCTATCTGTTATGTCTGCTAATGCCTTTACATAAACCCAAAGTTCATCAAAGTGTTGGCCTACCATGTCAATAAAATCTAAAAATTTATTATTTTCAGCATTGTCTTTAATATGAGGGGGTAATAGATTAACTAATCTATTTGAATTATCTCTATCATAAAATGATGCGGTGGCTATTTGACCTATTTGAGATTTCTTTGAACCATACCAAGTAGTAAATAAAGAATTGGAAGATGATATGGGTTTAAATGGGTCTGCGTAAGTACCAGCACCTGTCTTGGGCCAAGAAGTATCTCTAAACTCACCCATTGAACTTGAAACATAAGAAGAACTTACATTATAAAGATACGTTTCATATCCATCAAAATTATTTTTAATATCTCTTATTTTATTTTCATACGTCAATGCATCATTAGCACCATTTGTTATTGACGCATAAGAAGCACTTTCTGCAGTATGAGATTCTATTTGTTGAATCTTGTATTTAAAGTTTTTAAGTCTTTGTTCTGCAGATGAGAAATTTACAAAGTTTTCAAATTTAGTATAATCTATATTTAAATCAGCTGGATTATTACTTCCACTTATAAACTTATCTACTATTTCATTTTGTAATTTTGAATCTGTAGTAATTAAATCACTATAATTCTGTAGTTCTGTGGATCTTTTAGTTATTGGTGAATCTACTTGTACAGAATCTGGAGCTCTTAAAACTAAAACACCTTCATCTTCTTGGTCATATCCTACTAATTCAACTACTTCTGTTTTTTGAGGTAATATTTCTCTTACTACATGAACTCTATCTTTTTCTTCTATATCATCTGGTAATGGTTCGTATAATTTAAAAATTGTAGAATACGGTACTTTAGGGAAACTTATATTATCAGTTTTTACGTTTGTAACCAACTTCATTTGGTCACCGCCAAAATGTAAATAAGTATATAAATCTCTTTTATTATTTATCTTGTATGATAATGACCAATCAGTAAAAGTATCTAATGGAGATGATCCAAGTTCATGACCTTCTATTTCGTTAGGTAACCTTTCTTTAAATGTGTCCCAATTTTGATTAACTGTTATTTTATTATTGTTAACTCTGGTTATTTTAGCTACATATGGTGCATAAACTACAGTCCCAGCTGATTTTTTTGTACTTGATATAACTTGTAAACTTGTAGTGAAAACTTCAATCATGTCTGGAATCCATTGAGATTGATGTTGATTCATATAATACTTTAAAGATATTAATAATGTACTATTAACATCAACATCATGTTCGCTCAAATTTACTTTAAAAGAGTTGCCTCCTAAACTATTTAACACATCTTCATATTGTACTCTTTCAAACTTAACTATATTTTTAAATGGTATTTGTTTTATTGTAAAATCTATTTCACCACTATAATCATACTCTACTATAGATGTTGGATCTTCAAATGCAAAATCAAGTACACTATCCTCTCGTGTGTATTGTTGGCCACGTGAAGTTTGAACACCGCCTAAAATTGTTGCGTCTGAATATTCTTTAAAGGTAAGTGCTTTTACATTTGGATTATACGCCTCAAAGTCGGATACTGTTTCGGCATCGAATTGTTCTAATAATCTATTGTTTGATGGTAATTCTTTAAAAGCCATTTTTTACCTTTTTGTTGTAAGGAACGCCGGTATTACAATTTCGTCTGTTTGGCCAAGGTCATTTGTAATTAACAAATGTACACCTAGATGTAAATCGTTACTATGCATTTCTATTGCTATTTTACTACCCTCTTCTTTTACATTTTTATCAGTCCAAGTTGAAGTAGCTTCTGCTATTCCACCCACTCCACCACTTATAAGTTTAAAATCTCCATCATTGTCACCTGATTGTACTACTGCTTTAGCTGTACTATATTTGTGACCCCGAAGGGAACCTTGCCATTTTCTATCTTGATCCCACCCAAATACTGTCCACACGTATGTAGTTGATGAAGTAAGTGGTCTACTTGATATGCTTGAAATTTCAACAGTTTGGTGGTTTCCACTTCCGCGGTTAAATTCGTAACTCTTTTCCATATTCCACACATTTTCTACGGTGTCACCATCCTCTGTTTCCAAAGACAGTTTAATATCTTTAACAGTATCATCTAATTTTTTTCCCTTAAATATATTCCACAATTCCCATAAGCTTGGATCGCCTGGATCATCAGTAATCTGTGCTGCATCTAAATTAGTTATACCAAATCTTGCAGTTAATGTTTCACTCTGCATTTCACTAAGAGGATTTGAACCTGGACCTTGTTCTTTAGGTGTATCTGGTGGAATTATTTTAGTAACAAATGCTTGATTTAAATTTATTGTTCCGCCTAGCATTTGTTGTGAAAACGTATTACCTGAAGTATTAAACTCTAATTCAAGACTTTTACCTATTTCATTATTATCTGGTTTTACAAACTTTATACCTAAGTCTTCATCTCCAAGTGATGCAACTCTTTTAGTTGTTTTTTGCATATTATAAAAATCACGTAAATATCTATGATTGTGTTCTGGTTCTTTAATTGTATCAACTGCTAATCTTACTTCAAGTTTACTTGGTGATATTTCATGTATAAAATATTTATATTCTTTTATAAACAAATCATTACCAATTCTATCTATATCTGTTTTATTATTTGGGTCAAATTCTCCAGTATACCTCTGGTTATTTGCTCCTACTAATATATTTTCATATGAACCTGCAACTTTTCTTAAAAAATTGTATTTTACAATATAACGACCTTTTTCATAACCTAACTTTCTTAATATAGTGCCTGTTTTTAATTTTATTCCTCCATCAACAATATAATCTTGACTGTCAACTACAGCACTTTCTAAAAAATTTTCTTTGGTATCATATATTAAAACTTCAACATAATCATTAGGATTTTCTGTAAACTCTCCCCCTAAATATGCATTCTCTTCTGCAGACAAATCAACGCTCTGACCAGTTTGTAAAAGTTCTAAGTCTGTTTTATTTAATCTACTCATTAGTCTACGGGTTCTCCATCTGGTATTTGATTAAGTTCATTAACAGTAAGATTTTTTAGTCTTGTATAATCACCGCCCGCTCCATAAAATGTAGCTTCATCTGGAAATATTCTTTTTTGATTGTTTTCTATTAACCATTTTGTAAAATCTGTTGTTATTTCATTTGTTACCACATCACCATTTACGATTCCCTCTGGTAATGTTTGTGCAAATTGTGAATCTGATAATTCTGATATACTTCTATCTATAATCTTTTCTAAATTACTATTTTTAATGTATTTTCTTTGTGAAAGATTATTTACTGTAAATTGATTTTGTCTTTTATCCGACCCTGTAACGCCGTCATATAAAAATGAATATAAACTATCATCTACATTTACATCTTCAATTCCTAATCCAGTAATGATATCCTCAAACGAATATAACACACCATCTTTTCTAAAATTGACTTCTGATAAGTTTTCCATGTTGGTAAGATATTTTGTTCTTAATTCTTGAATAAACTCTTGATAAAACTCTACAGTTTTCAACTCATCTCTTGTATATGGCATTACAACGAAACCTTAAATGTAAATCCCTCATCAAAATATTGATCTGTTTCGTCTACCGTACCACTACCACTTACTACTCTAAATCTAAGAGTATAATATCTTTCGGGTTGATATCCATTAAACCAAAGATTAAAATAATTACCAGTACTATCGCAACTTAATTTTGACCCACTACCAAAAGGAACTATAACATCTTCTGTTTCAGCGTCTACAATTGAATAGTAAGATGAAGTACTTGGTAAATATTTTACAGTTAAATTAGATGGTGTTGTTGAATAAGTTTTATCTGGAAATCTTTCTCGTCCAACAACTCTAAAACGAGTTTTTGCATTTTCTTTATATTCTGGTCTTAACCCTTTCATATAAAGAACCATATCCTCTAAATTAGTTTGAGATAATGCTGATAATGACCCTGTAGACCATTTGGAATCGTCCCAAACAGTTTCTAATGTAGGTGGATATTTCGTATGAGTATCAGATGAGAAAAATGCTAAATTACCAAATCTATCCGTATTACCTTCATCACTACCAGTGTGTGTATTCGCTATACTACCACTTCGTTTAATCATAAAACCTTCATTAGATATTGAACCACTCAACCAAGCTTTTACGATATCAGTTACTTCCATCCTCATATCTGAAGTTTTATGGTTAAATCCAAAAGACCCTTCATATCCACTACCAGAATACCATTGACCCCCAGATGAACTTACTGTATTAAGCCAAAGTTGTCCATTAACTTTACCGTGTCTAAATATCCAACTTGCTCCTTCTTTAGATATCGGGTCATCATAAGTATGTCCGCCGCCCATTGTCCAAGAACCACTTATTGGGTGTGCATATAAACTTTGAGAAACTGCTAAATTACTTGAACGAGCGTCATATAAATTTAAATAATACCGTGAACCTGCTGTACTTGGTGTCGGTATTAAACCAGACACTATTGAACTAGAAATAAATGATAAATCAAACTTTATTAAAATACGAGAAACATTTACTGAAGCTCCAGTATCACTAACATCTTTTTTAATTTCTAATATTTCATCCAGACCAGTATTCATGCTACTACTTGCTTGGTAAAGTGTTGTGTCTTTGTCTGCGAATGTAAAATAATGCATTAACTTACTCCATTATACCTAAATTATCACCTAAAACTCTACCTTTAATATCAGAGTTAGGAAATTTAACTTCAAAAATACTTGGGTCTAAAGCAGGATATAATATGCTTTCTATCATTCCACTTTGTATATCATAAAAATTACCCGAATACCCATCTTGTATTTTATATTTATTTTCTACCACTATTGGTAACTTATCAGGGTTATTTTCCGTTGGTGCTACTACTGAAGCAACTCCATCAATTAATGACAATTCATATGCTATATCCGTTAATATTATTGGTTGACCAATTTGCCATCTATCTATATCAAAGAACTCTTTAACTGTAGATATACATCTAAGAAGTACATCATTCTTATTAAATCCAAGTTTAGTTAAAATTGCAAAATTAACTGAGATGTTTATAATATAAGCATCTTTAATATTAATTGCGTCAGTTGCCAATCTATATTGTGATAAATAAGTTTTTAAATTTTGTTTTACTGTTTGATTTAATGGTGCTAAATTTTTATTTGCATTATATCCAAGAGTGTATAAATTCATTGCTAATGGATTCGGTATTCTTGCTGAAATTGATTTAACTGATTTACCAACATCTTGAGCTGTAATCAAACTATTTTGTTTTTCTATACCTACAGTTTCATTAAGTTGATCATCTTGTACCATAAATGCCTTAGCTATATTACCATATTTAGGTGGTAAAGAATAAACTCTTACTATATAATCTTCTTTAGTAACTGCTCTTTGTTGTGCTTGATAATATGCAAGTGCACTTTCACGAACTTCTCTAATACTTTGTCCTGCAGAACCTCCAGTTGCTGGATTTGGATTAGTAACTGCTAATGAATCTTTAGCATTCTGTACTAATGTGGCTGATAATAAATTATCTGCTATGTCAAAACTAACACTTGATACTTCTGTAATATTATTTGCATTAGCATTATCACTAATACCTCCTCCGTGTGCATATTTAACTGTAAGTGTTGTATTAGATGGTGCTAACCCAAAAGCTTTTGTTTTTAAAAAATTTGAAGGGTCAAATGCTTTCGTTAAATGGGACGGACTACCTGGTAATGTAGAACCAACACTATCTGGATTTGGTATTATCTCTTCATCTGCATTGTCTGATATACCAGCTCCAAATCTTAATATTGTTTTATCTTTCTCATCTATATATGTAGTAAATCTACGAGAAGTTTTCTTTAGTTTTAAAATATATGGAGCAGTATCAGCATTAATAACTGAAGTTGGGTCATTAGTTGAATTATTTTCCATATCTTCAAAAATTGTATCTCTTGCGAGAGAATCAACTTCATACCAACTATTATTACCTGTATCTGTTACTGAAATTATTTCTATAATATCTGTATTTGATAATTTAACTTGTGAATATTTTTCAGCTGAATTAAATGTAAATGTTTCTGAAGCTACTGTACCACTCTCTACTTTAACTTTTTTCTTCAATAACCATTTTGTTGATGTAGAACCGTCTTTTTCAAATATAGTAGTTTCACGTGGACTATATGAACTCGTGAATTTGAAATTACAATCTTCTACTGTTCTAAATGTTGTTCCTGTAGAACTTGCCTTTACCGTCATTCCAGATTTTACATTTAATGCATATCTATAATCTGGTTTATTATTTACTGCCGGAATTGTATGAAATACATCTAACACTGCTGATGCTGGTGATGTTGTTTTAGGTTTGTAACCAAATGATTGTGCTATGTTATAAACATTTCTTTTTTCTTCAGCATAAGCTAATAATGATTCTCTAAATGTAGAATCTATATAATAAGAAAGTACATCTCCGACATAGGCTGCCATTTCTATGAACATCATACCAGGTGAAGCTTCATTAAAATCATTATAAGTATTTGGAAAATACTGTTTAGCAAATTCTATAAGATTATCTCTAAAATCACTAAAATCTTTATTAAGATAATTTACTTCTTTAACTACGTTCTTTTTTATACTTGTTCGAGCCATTTATATTTCCTATTTAAGTTATTGAATCAAATGCTACTAATACAGTATTTTCTTTAAATGATTCAATAGTAATTGAATATTTTATTTGTACATAAATTTTACTTGCGTTACCATCATCCGTTAAAACTTCTATCTCATTTATAATAATATAAGGTAACCACTGTTCAACTGTATTTTTAACATCTAACTCAATTGATTCAATTAACTCATCATCTACTTGTTCAAAACAAAGTCTTCTTAAATTACTACCAAATTCAGGTTGATATAGTCTTTCTCCTCGTTGAGTTAAAAGTAAATTTGTTAAATTATACTCTGCTTGTTCAAAAGAAGACTTTGTTAATTCAAAATCTGTATTAGTACCTTGTCTAATAGGATATGTTAATCCTATATAAACATCTGGATTTAAATCTAATTCTTTTGCACTTGAAGCCATCTACTTATCCTTTTTTATCCATAGCTTTCATTAAACCACTGTAATCTCTTGTTAAAGCATTTGTTACGTGTTCAGGAACTTCTTCCAACGATTTACCTGCTTTTTGAAGAGTATCTACAGCTACCATATCACGTTGAACCTCTTCTGATCTACCATAACCCATAAGTTCACTCATACGTGAAGAATCAAATGTCCCGCCACTTAAAGTCGGATAGTCACCAGATTGGTTTTCTGAGTTAATTAATCCAACTGTTTCATTTAAAGCTTTATTTAATC